GGCATACCAACCCCTTCTTTGTTTCCTGTAGCTATTACACTTCAAAATCTGGCAGGAGGACATTGAGATACATGCACGCCCTATGCGCTCTTGATGAGCTTTTCTTGGGCGTGAAAGGTTTTTCTTTTGCGGAGGAAATGCAGCTTGCTTCTTCTTTGTGGCAGCAGGCTTCTTCTGTTTGCTCCGCCGTTTAATTGTTCGTCGGGGGCGAAAAGTAAAAGTCTCTTTTGTTTGTACTTGACATTCGCCCCTACGTAGGGTACAATTAAGACATGGCAGGCAAGGTCTGTCATCTTTTGTTTCTTCATTTTTATCATGAAAACAATTCACCTGACTGTGCAAATTCGTATCAAAGACGAAGCAGATCCGCATGAAGTTGCGGAAAACCTTGACTACAGTTTTACGCACGAAGACATTCTCGGCACCGAGATTGTGAATGTCTGCGACGAAAACAATGTAGACATTTTCTAGCCATTGTCTTTTGCTGTTCATTCTTTTTCTATCATGTCAAACGATCTCTGGCCCCATGGTTTTCCTGGGGAAGATTTTGAGCAGTGGATCTCAAGCTGCCCAGTGCAGTGGATAAGATTGGAAGTTGCTGAGGGCTCGGCAACTTACAAGTTTATTCTGCCCGAGCAGGAAGAGGACGACGAAGAAAAAGGTCCGTTCGAGGCCTATCTTCTTGTGGAAGATTGCCGAACTGGGCAAGAGTGGGTTGTGGAGTTTGACGAAGATTCCACGCTTGATCTCAGGGAACAGGTTGAAGCCTGGGTTGAAGAAGAGTTCTGTGGAGAACTCAAAATTGATGGCGAATTAACGCCAGGTCTTGAGGGCGACTATTATGCCCGAATCAAAACGGATTGGGCGACGAAAGATTCTGTTGTTTGTTGGGAATCTGGGGGATTTTACCTCAGAGAGTCTCAGCCCCCTTTCTAGTTTCTATTTAATTTCCGCCCCCCACGCTTTTCAAGCCATGGCTCTTATTTCTCTGGACTACAAAATTTCTTGGGATGATTTTGAGGATCTTTGCTGCACCGCTGGCTTCGGCGGTATCGACGGGTGGGCCCACAAGTGGCACATCAACAAACAGGATCGAATGTTCACGATTGTGGACGAGGAGTTGACGCATCATCACATCTCTCAGGCAATGGTCGAGAAGGTTATTGCTGATCTCTTCAATCGCAAGAAGTTTTGCATTGAGGCAACGTGGAAGTCTATCGAACTTGCGGTACTCGAAAATGAATACAGTGAAATTGATGCAGAGGATGCTAGTATCATCTTTCAGTATGCTTGCTTTGGAGAAATTGCTTATGGGTAAATAGCAATAGTTTCACAAGCCAAATTAAATCAAGCACTTTATCTTTTCAGATCATGACTCTCATTACCTTAGACTTCAAAATTTCCTGGGACGACTTCGAGGGTATTTGCGATACCGCCGGATATTCCATTGGCTATTGGGCGAAGTCTGGACATGTCAACAGGGAGGACCGTGTTTACATGATTATTGATGAGGAGTCTGTCCAGCATGTAATTACTCAGCAAGCGGCTGAGGAGGCTGTCGCCTCAATCTTCGCCAGGCGGGTTGATTGCCGAAGAGACATTCGACGCTCAATTGAATCTGCCGTCTTTGGGGATTATTCCGATATTGATGCAGATGCTGCTGATGTGATTTGTCAAATTGCTTGTTTCGGCGAAATTGTTTATGGATGAATAGCGGGAGCCTCGCAAGTCAAATCAAATCAAGCACTTTATCTTTTCAGATCATGACTGTCTATCTCAACACTTACGAAACCTGGGAAGCTTACGGTGGCCCAGAAGAAGGAGGGTGGTGGTTTACTTGTGGAACACCAGTTCAATCGGTTTTCTACTCAGACGAAGACCTTGAGGATTTTTTTGAGAGAGTCCCAAGCGAAGAGCGGCATGAGCTGAGAAGCAAAGCCACAATAGCCTACACGAATGGTAAGCCGCCAACGCCAAAAGATACTGGCTACGGCGGTTACACATTTGTGCTTGGCTCAGACACCCCAAGTACCTACCAGCAGGACAACTCTTTTGTGAGTTACTTCGAGGAGGATTTTGCTAAGCCTTTCCCTGAAGAAAGGCCCCACTACGAGTAAGTTTATTTCCGCCCCCCCTCATTTCCCAATCATTTCTTTCTTTTAATCTCATGGACGACTTTGGTCTTTCGCCTGTTTCTCGCCCCAAACCCTCCGCTCTCGCCTCACTTCTTCTTGATGAAAATTGCGATCTCGCAGAAGCGATTGGGCGCATGGTTGATTATACAATCAACAACGAGCACACATTTGTTGTTGAAGAGATCGGCAATTTTGAGACTTTCCAGGAGTGGAAAAAGTTTGTTCTGGATGATACTGTCTACGGGCAAGCAATGAAAGTTCAGTTCGCCAATGTCTCGGATGCCGAATTAAATCGAACTCTTGTTGAAATCTGGGACGCGCATTGTTGAGTTTGCTGGGGGCGGATAAAAACAAAGTACGATTTATTTGTACTTGACACCGCCCCTTGCATGTGTTACAATTAAGGAGTGACGGGCAAGGTCTGTCACTCTTTTGTCGTTTTTTCTTTTTAGATCAAATGAAGCTGACTGTTTCCATTGATGCGGACACTAGGGAAAATTTGCTAATCGCCCTGGAAGATGTCTGGGGTTTAATTGAGGCAAAGAAATGGCAAGGTCGAGCATCGTTTTCTGATCATGATGCAGAAGAGGTTTGCAAATACAAGTTTGAAATTACCAACTGAAACACATTGTTCGCAAGCCGTCTTCGCGGCGACTTTTCTTTCTTCTCTTTTTTGAGCCATGGCTTCTGTAGTTTTTGCTTCCGCTTCGGCCACCTGTTCTATTCCGCCCTCTCTTGCAAGTGTCGGCGAAATTGCGCTGTCCGTCTACGATTACTTGGTAAATCATCCAGAAGAAATCACTGACGACCTCAATGATCTTGGCGACGACTCGGATGAGTTTGTCGAAAATATCAGCGGCTACCTAAGTCTTGATCGAGGTATTCTTCAGATTGGCTATTCGACCGACGAGTCATTTAATGACAACTCAGCTGTTTTTGATTTTCTTTCGCATCATTTTTCCTGCCTGCAAACCTCTTCTTTTATGAAGGTTGTCTGGATTGTTGAAGACACTAAATCCTATTCTGCGGGTGTGGATTACTACGACAAGTCGGGGCAGATGATTGATGTAGATTTTGTGCTAAACAGTTTTCTCAGTTGCTGATTCTTTTCCACTTATTTCTCAAGACCCATGAAGACTTACAGGCTTCAGATCAGAGAACACTTTGAAACAGGCAATCCTGGAATTGTTTTTGTTAGAGGCCTGAACGGCCGGGATTACTTTGAGCCCGGCCTGAGCGGTGAACAAATTGCTCACGACGTTCTTGAGCATCCTGCAACCGCTCATCCCAATGGAATCATCGATGAATTGTTGGCCCTAGGAGGTTTTCTTGCTGGGAGAATCCAGCACGGCTACATGAATCGGGGCGGAAGGCAATTGTCGATTGACGACCTTCAGTCTGATATTGCTTCTTTGGCGAGGCATTGCCTGATAAGCTCCGAGCCCTTCTGCGCGAAACCCTGCAGAGGTTTTCTCAGGGACTCGGGAATGATGGGCAGCATCAGGAAATCTGTGATGGGCGGACTGCAAGAAGCATGGGACGAATATACTGACGAGAGCAATGTTGCGGTTCGGGGCGAGAAAAAGATTGAGGATCTTTTCGACGTAGATTCCACGGTTGGCTGGACCTGTAAGGGAGTCCAGATGTTCAGGAAGAGGTTTTCTTCCGTGAGCATCTTTGACTTGTCTGATTACCTGTTTCCAGCTATCGCAAAAGAGTGCGATAAGTGGCTGATGGGCGATGTTCAAGTTGGCGATGAGGCAAAGTTGATTGTTGATATTTCTGCAATGAGAGCAGAGTTAATTGACGAGCGCGACTATTACTGATTGTGTGGGGGCGGGAAAATGAAAGTATGATTTATTTGTGCTTGACAGCGCCCTCTGCATAGGGTATAATTAAGACAGGTGGGCCGAGGCCTGCCTATTTTCTGTTCATTTATTTCTTTTTCAGATTATGTCAGTCAAGACTTTTGACCCGCAACTTTTTTCCCGTACTTTGGGAAATTGTGAGATTGAATTTTATTCTGACCCCTTCACTCGAAATCAGTTTCAGCGAGTTGCTGATAAATGGTTAAAGATACTTAACGACGCGGATCTTAGGGGAACGTGGAAGTTAGATGGGTTTCGCTCTATGGATGAAACCCGTGAAATCATTTCCCATAAGAATGGCGTCGTTCTTGAGATCAGGAAACAAGATGGGCGATGGAAGTTTACAGTTTCCAATAAGAATGGCAAGGTGTTGTGTTTTGACTTTGGGGCGTATGATTTTGCCCCACGCTCAGCCCTCATCGCTTCTATCAGGGCTTTCTTTTCCTGCTGACTTTTCTCACAAGCCTTTTGCCTTCAGCGGAGATAGGCACTGCACAATTTCTTTTTAGATCAATGACCAATCAGCCTTCTTTTCATTGCATCGCCAACATCGGTGATGCTACCCCGCTTGTTCACGGCGGGGCTTTTGTTCTTGTGGATAAGAGGGGTTGCTACGATCCCGAGCTTTTGATTCTTGAGCCAGAGGGAAGTGATCGCTATGGCGATCCTACAAGTTGGAAGCGTTACACAATTCTCTGCGAAAGGTTGACGGCCATCAAGGGTCGGGAGGGCGAATACATCGCGCTATCTGACAATCCTTTTCATGTGGATCATCCTGCATGGTTTGGAACAGAAAAAGATTTGCAATCGCTTGCAAGTTTTATTGGCACGTCTGTTCGGGAACTTGTGTTTGAAGCCACTTCTTCAAATCCCGTGCATCGGGCAAGTTTTTACCAGAGGCTGTTTGATTGTCATGGCCATGTAAACTTTGAGGCGGAGCCACGAAAAATGAACAAGAAAGAAGCCAGGGTTTTATGTGCTGCGATGAAGCAGCAGATTGAAGAAGCCAGGGCGTGGCACGATGGCTGGATGATTGAGTAGCGTTTAACTTGTATTTTCTCGCCCCCCATCATTTCTTTTGCCCCCATGGAAAGTCCCACCATGCTTGAACTATCTAGAAAGATTGCTCACTTCGAGAAGTTGCTGCAGCGCTATAGAAGACTGAAGGACTGGTACAAAGTTGATAGAGTCGCCGATCAACTGGAAGGACTCCAGGAGAGGCATGACGCAGAACAGAGAAGGCTGCAGCACGAACAAGATATGAAGGAGCTTAGCGACTGGTACGATGATGAAAAGAACAGAGATGCCTATACTTCAAGAATCATAGACGAGCAGTTTTCTGACATGGTTGTTTAGCTTACAGTTTCTTGCCCCTCTGCCAATCCTCGTCATGGACTCTGATAAGATACAGAAAAAGATTGAAAAAATAGAAGAGAAGGCCAATCAGCAGGTTGACAATCTAGCAAGAGAATACTTTGATCAGGTAGTTGTTCCTTTTTGCAAGAAGTATAGCTTGACGTTTACAAGTGGCATGGGCCTGCTTGCATTTAGCTTCGATGAATATGATTTGATGTTTCACGCGGCCAGCGACATTCCCGATGCTGAAGACATCGCGGAAATTCACGAAGAAGACCTGTGCGGATACGAAAAGTTTGCCTTAAAGTTTCCGGGGGCGAAAAAAGAGATGGAGGAAATTTACAAGGTTATCTACTTAGTGGTCTTTGAGTTTGAGCTTGGCTTTAGTATGCCGTGCTATAATCCCCGAGTGATCATTTAGTTTACATTTTCCCGCCCCCCATCACCAATTCCCTTCAATGGCAACTTTATTTAATCCCGCCCCCGACAACCAAATACGCGCAAACACCTTGCGCCTTGCCCTGATAAAACATCGGGGCGACATAATGAAAGACCAGCAGGAGTTCAGGCTTTGGGAAGAGGCTGAGTACGTTCGCTCCGTGCAGGAGATTGACAGGCTCCTGTACTACATTGATCAGGCTGTTACGGATAAGGTTCCTCTTGAGGTAAATGCTGCGTATCCACTGCCTGAGATTGGCAAAACCTATAAAGAGTGGAAAGTTCTACGAATACAGAACGGATTGGTTGTTGCTCTGAACTTCAAAGACGAAGCGACTGAATGGGTGTTAGATATTGCTGAGTTCTGGAGGAAAGTAAAGTAGTTTCTTTCTTTCTTAAATAGTGTGTGTCTGCGCTGTGCTCGTAAGAGCATGGCGCATTTTTCTTGGCTTTCTGCAACTTAAATCAGTCAACACTTTATTCCCGCCCCCACATTTCTTCAATCCCCCGCCCCCTTCGAGAATCGCCTGCAAGGCTGCTTGCCCCCTTGGCAAGGCGTTTCCCCGTCAAAGAGGCTAGAGGGCTGTTCCTGAGGCTCCTGGCCCTCGATCCGAGAGCTTGCCCGCAGCAGAAGAAAGCCATGGGGGCGAGAAAGAGATTCTCGTCAAAGATTGCTCTTTGTTTGTCGTTGAAGTAGATTGTTGAAGCAATTGCAAGACAAACAGTGAGGGGCAAGTGAGCTACAAAGTTAATAATGCTTTGCGAATGACAAATGCTGAGATAATTAGAAGGCTGAGATCAGTCAAGAGAATGCTGCTAAATAAAAATCAAGTGTTAGTTTACGATAGAGAGATATTTAGTCTGCCATTGCAAGCTCAAGACGAAGCTTCTTTTTATACCGCTCTCGATCACAACAAAAGATTGTTTAGAAAGGATGTGTTTTTAAGTGAAATATTAGATCGCCCCCAATTGTTCGATCGCAACAATTTCTCTCTAGCATCTGTGCAACAGTATGTGCAAGATAACAGTGAATCTATTTGCAAGAGCTTTTCTGTAACAGCAATGCTGTTCACAAAGTATCGCAAACAAAAGGATGTTGTAAAACATGTCATTGTTTGCTTAGGTAGTATTTATCACGCCCCCCGAGTCTTCTACCGAGACGAATCATCAGGCAGAGTTGTCTACCAGAAGTCTACAGAATATATGGATCTATACTGAGTTTACAGCTCCCCGCCCCCTCTATTTCTCTTTTGTCATGACTAACAGCTCTGCAAGCTTTGAAGATCAAGATGAAGTGCAAGCAACTGATCGAATCGTAGATGTTGAAAGTAATTCTGAAATGAAAAGTTTCCCGCCCCATGGCAGTGATTCTGCAACTGATCAAATTGATGCAGATGATGAACTGTTTGATGATGATCAGAATAGTTTCTCGCGAAGTGATGAAGAGGATTTTGCTGATGAGGATATTTCTAGCTCTTTACAAGATCCATATTCCGCTACTAACAAACTACAATCTTGGGATTATAGAAGCAGGCTTGCTCCTGCTGAGGGAGAGAAAGATTTTGCAATGTTCTGTTTGTATCGAGATAGTGGATCGGGACGATCAACAAAATACATATCTTTAATCTACAACTTATCAGAAACCAGAGTGCTCAAAATAGCTGCAAGGGACAATTGGGGCAAAAGAGTTGCAGATTACGATAAGTATCAACTACAGCTGCTGATGAAAGAAGAGAGCAACCAGAGGGCGCTGGAGCATAAAAAGAAGCTTGAAGAATATAGATTGCAGCAAGAGTTTCTTGGGCGCAGCTTAACTGCAGATGCTGCCAAACTGGCTGCAATTGTAAGTAGAAGCTTGGATAAGTTTATTGCTGCTGATGCTGATATAGATATAAAAGATGTGCCTGGCATTCTAGCCGCCGCATCGAAGGCGGGAGACATTGGGCGGAATCTCCAGGCAAGCAGTCTTGGGGTGGATCAGTTGTTAGCTGCTTTGGAAGAAGTGGAAGATTAAAGTTATTGCTGCAGTGTTCACAAGCCAAAAGTTTGCTGCTTGAATTTGTTTGTTGCTGTGAGTTGTTGCGGGCGAGTTTTTGTTACGGGGGATTTTGGGCGCAAGGCATTGATTGGTTGCTGTACCTAATAAGATAATAGAAGCACTTGATTTTGGCCCTGTGGTGGAGAGAGTTCTGAGTATGCTGTTTTGTGTGCGAGCCAAAAAACGAAGGCCTTGAGGGTGCTTCGTAGCTGTGTTACATTATCGTGGTCCCGTAGAATCCTTTGGACGTTATCACAAAACCGTTATGCGAAATCTTGGTGAGTTTACACATTTTCAGAGCGACAACTACGATTCAGAAACTATTGGGTTTGGATTATTCTATGGTCAGCAGGGGGCGAAAATATTTAAGTTAATCAGAGAAAAGAAAATCAATCAGAGAGATGTTTGTGTGCTGTATTCGATGATGAGCTTATGTGATACAAGAACTAGCAAGGTTAAATTTATGGTTAAAAATCTTGCAGCAGAGCTTGGTATTGTTGCTAATTCAGTTTCTTCTAGTTTGTCTCGCCTCAAGAAAGCTAGGTTAGTCGCCCTCTTTGTTGAGTCGAATGGAGACAGATACTTTCTGATTGATCCGGGAATCTTTAGTGTGGGCGGAAAGAAGAGACAGGGGTTTTATCTTAAGAAGTTCGATTCAGCTTTTGAAGATGAAAACTAATCCATTCATTCACATTCATTTCCTCGCCCCCAACTTTCTTTACTAGCCGCAGCCACCATTTACATTCATTCATTCACAGTTGCATTCATTTGCAGCCACCATTTGCAGCCGCCATTCACTTGTGTTTGTTCACAGTCACTTGTGTTTGTTAGCGGTCACTTAAGTTCGCTGGCGTGTTTGTTTGCTGGCGTGTTTGTTAAGCTGGGGCTTCTGTTTGCTTACTGTTTAAGTTGGTGTTATAGTTTAGGTGTAATGCTAAGTATAAAGTATAGCAACCTACTAAGTATAAAGTATCAAACAAGTTAAGTATAAAGTAAACAAGTTTGCTAAATATAAAGTATTAAACAAATTAAGTCTAAAGTATAGCAATCTACTAAATATAAAGTATCAGAGTTTGTTAAGTATAAAGTATCAACTAGCTAAATATAAAGTATCAACTTGCTAAGTATAAAGTATCAAACAGCTAAATATAAAGTATAGCAAATACTAAATGTAAAGTATCAATTAGTTAAGTATAAAGTATTAAACAAGTTAAGTGTAAAGTATAGCCTGGAAGTCTTATCTTATTTGTTATGTTCACAAGCCGCGCTAAGTGTTAGTTACTGTGGGTCTGCTAAGTGTTAGTTACCGTGGGTCTGCTAAGTGTTAGTTACCGTGGGTCTGCTGGCAGTATATTTGAGCGCCTGGAGAGCTTATACTTTACAAGCAAAATTAAGCTACATTTAGTGTGTTCACAAGCCCGCGCCAGCTATATTTAGTGTGACATGCTAAATATAAAGTTGTTAGTGTGACAGTTAAAAAGTGGCACACTGCCTCTACCGTTTGCGCTTTATATTTGTAATAATATGGGAGCTGGCGAAAGCTGGCACCTTTCCTTCATTTATTTAAGATCATGCCTGAGTTTAATTTTCTGGATCAGTTTGATGCTGCGATTGAGTCTGCGGCAAAGTCTGCGGAGTCTGTTAAAACTGTTGACGTTTCCGATATTTATACTGAGATCTTTAAGGATGAAAAGTCTATTAAAATAATGCTCGCCTGTGGTTTGTCATGGTCTGAGTTTAAGATTGAAAAGAAAACACCTGAAAAGAAAAGCGCACAAGTGTTTAGCAGGATGCAGCCAATCTATAAATCTCAGGACGTTTATGATCGTAACCGCGTCAAAGCGTATTTCGTGTTTAGGTGCTGTGTTGCTGGCCTGGCCGCACAAAACAAGGGCAAGATTGGCACCGTTGACATAGCTTCTCTTTATATTGGTCTGTGCCGCCAGTATAAAATTGCAACGAGTTTGCGGGCTTTAATTGTCAAAATCGCAAATGATCTTAACGTTGAGGCCGAATCTAAGGCCGATGTCGTTACACTTAAAGTCGAGGGAAACGGCTTTAGCAACTATATTAAGTCTGCCAATCTAGTGGTTCAGTCTGTTAAGGATGCTGCTAATAGTGGCGACCTTTGATTAAACCGCCGGGGGCATCTTCGCCCCCGGTTTTATATTTAGGGGGGGGGTGATCCCGCTGGCGCTGGCAAGGCCCGGTACCCCCACCCCTAAATTTTTTTCACCCATTCCAACCAGCTAAATTTTTTTTACCCATTCTCACCAGCACTATTTCACCTATTCCCAACACTCACATCAACTCTCATCTATCTCAACAGCACAATTACTTTACACCCCCCTACTCTGAAAAAAATCGATTTTCGCAACCTTTTCAAACCAGTGTCTCAAAATTTTTTTAGTGTCTATTTCACGCAGACACTTGCATTTATATCGAATCTGTAAAGTTTTTGGCCCGGCTGTTTTCCCCTTCTCGTCAATTTCCTCTCGCCCCCACTGGATTTCTTTGCCCGCCTCGGCAATGCTGCAGTGTTGACGAGCTGAGGTATGGTGAGAGACGGTAAGTGGCCTTGAATTGACATGGGCGTTGAGCTGGTTCATCGGACGGACGGGGCGGAGCGACTGATAGTTAAAATGGCGAGAGTCTCGAATCCATCGAATGAAGACAATGTTGATACCGCCCCCAGGCTGTTGAGGTATCTGATCAAACACAAGCACTGGTCTCCACTTGAGATGGCGTCAATGTGCGTGAAGATTGAGACAGAGCGAGATATAGCTGCGCAGATTCTCAGACACAGAAGCTTTTCGTTTCAAGAGTTCTCGACCAGGTACTCGAAAACCTCTGTTGCAGAAATGCCCGCGCTCAGAAAGCAGAGCCAGAAAAACCATCAGTCAAGCGATGACTGTCTCGATGAAGAGGTGCTGAAGCGATTTACCCCTCAGGTGGGCATTAGTATTAAAAATATCTACCTACTGTATCAAGAGATGCTTGATGCGGGGGTTGCAAAAGAAACGGCGAGGAGAATTCTTCCACTTTGCACGCCCACGACTCTTTACATGCACGGGACGCTGCGTAGTTGGGCGCATTATCTACAACTTAGAACCGCACCTGATACTCAGCTGGAGCATAGACTAATTGCAGAAGAGTGCAAGGAAATTTTTGCTAAAGAGTTTCCGGTGATTGCAGAAGCTGCGTTTACTGAATAACTTTCATTTTCTCGCCCCCCTTCTTTTTCCCTCACTTTATTTTTCCCTCGCCCCCACCTCAGAAGAGTAGGCCGTGCCAGCAAAAGCCCGCAGCGCAAGATACGCAGACAGAGCAGCTCTGCAGTCGCTCGGGCTTTTTCATGATACGTCAATGCTCAAGGCATTAAAAAGAAAAAACAACAATGCTCTGAGCGTAGACGAGATCGAAGATCGAATTGTTGCAGATCTGCTGCCGCACCAAAAAGATTTTGTTTGCAATTTCGATACAAGGTATATCCTTTACGTGGGTGGATTGGGTTCAGGAAAGTCTTATAGCAGTGTCGCCAAGGCAATACTTTTAGCTTTTAGGAGTCAGGGGCATACTCACATTTATCTTGAGCCCACCTACGTGATGTTGAACGACATCGCGATTCCTACGTGGAACTCATTTCTTCATAAATACGATATTCCTTTCACGCACCGAGTCTCTCCTCAGCCCAGTTACACCCTGCACCTACCCGAGGGGGACACCACAATCCTTCTCCGCCCCCTCATGAACGTGGAGCGCCTGGTGGGCATCAACGCCGCCTCCCTGGTCATTGACGAGGCGGATACGGTCAAGCAGGAGGTTGCCGAGGCGGCCCTGGTCAAACTGCAGGGGCGGGTTCGTGTAGGTAATTGTCCGCAGATTTGTTTTGTATCTACGCCGGAGGGGCGGAAGTTTATTTGGGGCTTCTTTGAGAAAAATAAAAGCGATGATAAGCAACTTTATAGAGCTGATACCAGAGACAATCCCTACCTCGATGAAAATTACGTCAAAGACTTGCTGGAGAAATACCCTTCAAATCTGGTTGATGCTTACGTGAAGGGCGAGTTTGTTAATCTTGAGACGACGACTGTATTTAGCGAGTTTGAGAGAGACAAGCACTTTACAAATATCTTCTGCCCCGAAGCTGGCGAGCCAATCCTCATTGGGTGCGACTTCAACGTGGGCAAGGTGTCGAGTGTTTATGCTGTTATGCGCCCCCTGCCTTCTGGGGGCCAGGCCTTGCACATATTTGACGAGAACATTTCTAGGGACACTTTTTCGCTCGCGGAGCATATCAAGCGGAAATACGCTGCTCATGTCGCAAGAAACATGGTGATGATTTACCCTGATAGCTCGGGGTCACATGCTAGCACGTCGTCCACCATGAGTGATCACGACATCTTGAGAGAGACGGGGGCGAAAGTTATAGCCGAGCGTCGAAATCCACCAATCGCAGAAACTGTGGGGCACGCAAATAATTGCTTTAATAAGGGGCAGATTTTTATCAACTGTTCCTCGTGCCACGAATCTGTAGAAATGCTAGAAAACTGGGGCTATGATAGTTCTCTGAAGCCATCAAAAGGTGGAAAATTGGACTATTCTCACTTTGGTGATGCCTTGAGGTATCTCGTTTGGCAAACAATGCCAAGGCCGTCGATTGGGCTTGGGCGAGGGCAGCGTTGGAGATAGTTTGCATTTTCTTGCCCCCTGATTTTCCTTTGCGCCCCCGACATTTTTGGTCTTTCCCGCCCCCAACTGCGAAGCTTTTTCTGCTGTTAGAGTGTGAATAGTGCTGCGAAGAAACAGTGGTCATCGTCGGTAACTCTCTGATCCCAAATGCTGATGACGCCCTGGGGCTGAATCCGTTTGACCGGCGGCACCCAGAGCTGGAAGCGAATGTTGAGGGGGTTACGGGCGTTGCTGAATACTCGATCGAGCAGGCTCAGCAGCTGGAAAGGCTGTCTCCGATCAAGTTTTGCACCCTGCCCGAGTTCTTCCTGTACGAAGCGACTAGCGAATATATCCCCAAGGATCATCTTGAGGAGGTGGAATCCTACGATGTTCGCAAAACCAGGGCGCAAAGCAGCTTCGAGCCTTTTTATTCGCATCTTCGCAACCTTACAATTGGTACGGCTCTTCGCAAGGGCGTCGTAATTCCCGAAAATATTGATGAGTCGTGGGGCAATTTTTTTGAAGATTGCGATCTTGAGGGGCATTCTTTAACCTCGTACACCAAAGAGCTTTTTACGGCAGCCATTGACGCGGGCGTTGCAGGTATTTGGGTCGAATATCCGAAGCTCCCTACTGACCTCAGTGCAGAAGAGGAAAAAATTCTCAACCCTCGCCCCTACCTTGTCTTGATCAAGTGCGACCAAGTGCTTGAATGTAGGCACGATATTTTCAGTGCAGAGATCTTGGGGCGGTCACTCTTTGGCTCTTTCCCCACGTATTTGCGTATTAAGGGGGAAATTCGCCGAAAAAGTGCCACAAATGAGTTTTTTGAAGAAGTTTTGCCCGCTGTTTTCGTTTATGACATCGTAGAAATTGGGGAAGATAGCTTTTCCGAGGTGAATGACACGCTTCGCTTCGTGCCTCCTGGGCGCAGAGTTCGCTGCAGGACGTATGTGAAGCAAAATGTGCCCGGAAATACCGATAGGTATGTTCAAGAAGGGGAGGAAAGGTATCTCTCTATTCCATTTATCCCGTTTGTACCCGTTCTTGGGGGTGAAAAAGAGGCATTTTTCCGTGCTCGCCCCCTTCTTCTTGATATTGCGCGGCTAAATCTGCATCATTGGGCGGTTTCCGCTGACCTTGCAGAGTCAATCCACCTTACAGCCTCGCCCTTTTTGACAATGACGGGCGTCCGTCCCGACGATGAGGTTAAGGCGGGGTCGGGGCGAACGCTTTCTTCGCAAAATCCTGATGCAAGGTTCGGGATGATCAGCGCAAGCATGGAGGGGGCAGAAGTTACACTTAAAAATCTTGACAGAATTGAGAAATCAATGGAGCGATTGGCCGCAGTTGCAATGACAACGGGCAAAACGCAGGCTGAATCCGGCTTTGCGAAGCTTCTTGACCGCTCTCAGAGTGATTCTCAGCTTGCAGTTCTCGTTCAGTCGCTTGAAGATGCCTTGAACAGGGCGCTTATGTATGCTGCGGCTTACAGAAACTACTCTGCGGTCAAGATTGTAATTAGCAAGAACTTCATTCCTGTTAAACTGCACTCGCAGCAGGTAATGGCTTACAGCTCTCTGTTCAAGGATGGGGTGATAACTATTGAATTGTTCATGCGTATGCTTGAGAGCGGGGAGCTTTTTGAGGGCATTCCTGGCTTCAGTGTCTCCGACATTATCGAAAAGATGGGACTGAAGGGCACTGAGACTATCAGGGAGCTGATGGGGGCTCGCGAAGGGGCTTCTGCCGATGGGCGATCTTCTCGCCCCCGCGTTGAAGTAGACAACACAACCCCAATGAGTGAGGGCGCCGACAGAGAAGTCTCGGAGCCGGGGTTTGAGCCAAGCGAGGCTTGAGCTATAGTTCTTTCACCGACAACAATTCCGTATGGCTTTTGAGACTCTCGACGAGGCAAACAGTGCTTTCAAGTCGCTTGAGGAGCGGCTCAACGCTCTGGAGACCGAAAACACGAAGCTGAAGGCCACGAAGGAAGGCCTGCAGGGCGATCTCAAGAAGCGCAAGCAGATCGCTACCTTCCTGAAAGTGGCTGGCATCGAGCTGACACCTGACATGAGCGACGAAGAGATCGCCGAGAAGGTGTTGGCACTGAAGGCCGCGAATGCCTCTGAGGAGGGCGAGGAAGGCGAGGGCGGCGGCGCTGGCGGGAGCCAGTCCCAGAATGGTCAGCAGCAGCCCCAGGGGGGGCAGCAGCAGCCCCAAGGGCAGCAGGTCTACACCAACCCCTCTGATGCCGTGGACACGGTTGTGAAGGCGGAGATGGCCTCGCTGAAGCGCCGGTTGGAGGAGCAGAACAAGCGGATCATCCAGGCCGAGCAGGAGCGCGATCGTGAGCGCGAGAGCCGCCGCGCAACTCTGCTTGAGCAGAAGGTGATGGACGAGCTGGCTCGTGTTGATTGTCGGAAGCCGGGGCATTTGTTCAAGCTCAAGAGGGAGGATTTCCGTTTGCTTGAAGACGAGGAGACGGTTGTTTATGGGCCCCAGGACGATCCGGTGTCTCTCAAGGATGCCGTGAGCAAGCTTCGTGAGGATGACGACTACTCTATTTACTTCAATGGTTCCGGGGCTACGGGCTCTGGCATGGCTCCGTCTCGCGCTCCTGCTTACACCTCTGCGAACAACCCATTTGCTGTTGGGTCGGTGAACGCAACTCTCGTTGCAGAAATGATTAACTCGGGGCAAAAGGAAAAAGCTGCACGGCTCTACCGTGAAGCTCGTGCTGCTGGCAAGCTTGATCCGACCGTGGGAAGGGCAATGAGTGGTGTGCTTGGTTGAGTGAGAAGCGAATTTCGCTACAACAGAAGGTATGGGCGCAGAACTGTTGCGAAGTGGTCTCGCGGGGGTTACAGAAGCCGCCGTGCTGCCTCTTCTTCAACACGTTCTTATGCGAGAACCAGAAGTTATTCTGCTTCTCCCTCCATGCCTTCTTCTGTTCAACCGGTCTCGTCTCCTGTTCCTCGTGAAAGCAGGCCTGTCTATCAAGCGAGAAATGAATCCTCTCCACTGATTGCAATTTTTACTTTGCTTTTAGCGCTTTTCCTTCTTTTTTTGATTGCTCTCTTCTGAGCTAATTCTTTTCCCCGCCCCCTCTCCCCCGGAGGGGGCTTTATTGTGTAAGCAGATGCTTTGATGTCATGCCTTTGAAAATGGGGAAGTCTGGGGCTACGGTTTCTTACAATATTGAAAAGCTGAGGAAGGAGGGGCGTCCCCAAAAGCAGGCGGTTGCAATTGCTCTTTCTACTGCCAAGAAGTCTCGCAAAAAGAAGGGCAAGAAGAAGTGAGAGCGAAGAATATTCCAACGAACAAATCTCTTTATGCCCGTGTCAAGGCCGAAGCTAAGCGTAAGTTCGCTGTTTTCCCGAGCGCCTATGCGAGTGGCTGGCTTGTTCGTGAATACAAGAGGCGAGGGGGAAAGTACAAAACCTCTAAAGGGGGCGGGTGATGGCTGAGCGTGGTCGGGGCGGCCTTGGTCGCTGGTTTGCCGAGGAGTGGGTTGACATAAAGACCGGGAAGCCTTGCGGGCGGAAGACTGGCGAAAAGCGTAGAAGTTATCCTGCTTGCAGGCCGTCCAAGCGTGTTTCTTCCGAGACTCCAAAAACCGCAAAAGAGCTTTCCGAAAAAGAGAAGAGAAAGTTCAAGCGCAAAAAGACAAGTTCAAAAAGAATAGACTACCGCCATAAACGAAAAAAGAGTTAGCTGTTCATGAGGCTTTGGCTAGCCTGAATTAGGCACGCTTTCGCCATGGCTGTTCCAGAGAGAGTTAAAAGCAAAATAAAAGAGCTTGGGCTTTCGGGGGTGAATAAGCCCAAGAGAACTCCCGGCCATAAAACTAAGTCTCATGTCGTAATGGCGAAAGAAGACGGAAGGTATAAGCTTATTCGCTTTGGAGAGCAAGGCGTAAAAGGTTCTCCAAAAAAGAAAAACGAATCAAGGGCCTATCGGCTTAGGCGCGAGGGTTGGAAGGATCGCCACGCTAAAAATATTGCAAAGGGGAGGATGTCGGCTGCTTGGTGGGCTGATAAATATAAATGGATTTTTCTTTTATCTCTCCTGCCTCTTAATCATTTCTTTTAATTCGGTTACATGTTTTCTTAATTCTTTTGCTTTCTCCAGATGCCATATATTATTTGTTTGAAAATATATTGTATTATGGGTATCAATCGCTTTTAGCGACTCCCTAATAAAGTCGTTCCATGGCTCCCGGTAAGCCGTGTTGTACTCTCTTTTGGGCATGGCTAGGGCCTCGGCTGTCATGGCTATTCTGATGTAGGGCACTCTACTCAGACGCACCATGAGCTACAAAACTGATCGCAATGTGATTGGAAGGCAGATCACTTCTGCCGTTGAGGAAGTGATTACGGCTCTTCGCATTGCCTATGATGCCGGCATGGCAAGTGGTAGCATCTACGTGATTCCCGCTGCTTTTACAAGGGCCAACCTTGTCGAGCTTTTTGCTGGTCTGCCTACTGTGACCGGAACCCAGACCCTCGACATCAGTGGCACTACCGGCAATGCTACGGTTACGACCGGCGAAAAAGCAGTAGCTACCGGCAAGGGTTGGACCCTGGATGTCACTGCTTGAGCTTTTGCCTGCAACTCTTTCCTCGCCCGGCTTTTGCCGGGTTTTTTGTTGCTTGCTTGATTTGGCTGCTATAGTGACGATGTAAGGCAACCTCGCTGCAGTGCTTCGAGGGCAGGCTTTCGCGGTAGTACCGCAATCTTTTCTTTGGGTCTTGAGAGAGCGCTGGCGTTTGACGCCCCTCGTCTCTGTCGGCAGTGCCGAACCTGAAAACGCTCCAACAATCCCTTTTCTTTGAGGCTAAAGCCATGCTGCTCGCTGGTGTTCCTTTTATCCCACAGCTCTTCCTGGAATACCAGCAGGAAGAGGTTCAAGACCGTAACCAACTGGTCAATTCTGGCCTGATGGTGACGAATGATGCCATCCAGGCTGAGTTCGCCAAAGGCGGCAAAACCATCGACCTTCCTTTCTTTGGCGATCTCTCGGGCGATTCCGAGATCCTGAATGACGCTGTTGGCCTGACCCCCTCGGTGCTGGCTGGCGACCTGCAGACCGGTGTTCGCAACGTGCGTGGCCGCGCCTGGAGCGCCTCCGACCTGGCTGGTGAGCTGGCTGGTTCCGACCCCATGCAGGCCATTGCTCGTCGCACTGGTCAGTATTGGGTGCGGGACATGCAGAAGACCATGATCAGCATCCTGCGCGGCATGTTTGTCTCTGGGGGTCCCCTGGCGACCAGTCACGCCGTTGGCGGCACCTCTACTGCCCTGAGCCAGTCAGCTATGGTGAGCGGTATCGCCAAGCTGGGTGACGCTGGTCAGGAACTGACGGGCATTTTGATGCGTTCCCCGGTGTATTACGCACTGATGAACCTGGATCTGATCGTTCCTGCGAGCCAGACCAGCCAGCTGGATACCCGCCTCTCCCGCGAGCGTCTTGAACTAGGTACTTATCTAGGCCGTCCCGTGTTCGTGGACGACACCCTCCCCTTCGATGCTGGTGCCGGCACTGGTGGCACCGATGTTCATCACACCTATTTCTTTGGCCCTGGCGCTTTCGCTTATGCGACTGCTCCTGCCAAGACTCCGGTGGAAACCGATCGCGACACTCTGAAGGGCGTTGACTTCCTGATCAACCGTACTCACTACCTGGTGCATCCCAACGGCATCAGCTGGACTGGCAATGCTGCCGGCAACTCGCCCAGTAACACTGAGCTTGCTACTGGCGCCAACTGGTCCAAGGTGTTTACGGACGACCGCAACATTCGCTTGACCCAGCTTCGTTGCTACGTGTGACTTCGGTTGCACTACCGCTGGGCCCCGCTGGCATTTAATATGCTGGTGGGGCTTTTTCTTACTCAATCGCAAAACAAGCCATGTCCATGATTACCTTCCGTCTTGCTCGTGAAGCGCAAGAGCGCAAAGCTCAAGAAAAGGTGCAGAGTGTTTCGCCTGTGGAGTCTCCGGCAGAAGAGGCTCCTGTTGCTGAATGCTCGATCAAGCCTCCGGCTGAATCGAAACCGGCTGAGTCAAAGCCAGTGCAGGCGAAAGCTCCTGTCACTTCTGCGGCTAAGGTGAAAGCAGCCCCTGGTGTCACTTCCTCTAAGTGATTGCGTGAATGGCCTTCGTTTCCACTCTTGGGGCGTCTAACGCCAATTCTTTCGTGAGTGTAGCGAGGGCCACTTCGCTTCTTTCTGACTTGCCGCAAAGTCCAGGTATTGCTTCTTGGCTTGCTCTTGGCAATCAGCAAAAAGAGCAGACGCTTGTGGGGGCGACAATGGCAATCAACCCTCTCAAGTGGAAGGGGGCCTTGGTTGACCCTCAGCAGTCTCTTGCATGGCCTCGATACATGAAGCTCGATGGGCGAATTCTTCCGAGCGACGAGCTTCCACTTGACTTTGAAATTGCTGTCTCCTACATGGCAGCCTTTCTTACTACAACTGGGGGCTACGCAGGTATTGGGGCTGATAATGATGGGGGTGTTTTGCTGAGAGAGAACGATCAGTATGATGAAGTGAATCTCGGCAGCGGATCTCTTCAGGTCAAATATCGAGACCGAGACACGGTGCAGTCGGGCTTTGAGTTTATTCCACCGTTTGCGATGGATATTCTTTCAAAGTATATCATTGATAGTAGCTTTCATCAGTCTCATCTTACAAAAGATAGCTCTGCAAGAATTGACAAGTATTACGCTGCTGGGGCTTTTAGGGGGCGACGTGTAACTTTTGCGGGCGGCATGGTTTATCCGGTCTCTGGGGGCTGGTACAGCAATCCTCTTTGATTTCTTATGTCTCTTGCCGATCGTGTATTTGGGAAGATTCCGGGGCCGCTGATTGCTCAGTGGGGAATTTCTGGCACTTATATTAAGTCATCTCAGAATCAGCAGTATGACCCATATACCGGGACGGTGATGGGATGTGATTCGGAGGTTCCTATCAAGCTTCTCCCGACTCAGCTCAGACCGGAAGAGGTGCAGGGGCTTTATCAGATGACAGATGTGAAGATTCTGATCTCAGCTTCGTCACTCGGAGAGTATTATCCGAGAACTACTGATTCTGTGCGATATTTGCAAGATGGGGCGCAAAGAACGGCGAAGATTGTTGGCATTATGTCCTATCGAGGGGATAATCCTATACTGCATGTAGTTGTTGGGAGGTTGAGCTGATGGCTAGGCGGAGTGCTTCATCCAGGCGATCCCTGATGGGACTTGCAAAACAGGTTCAGAGAGACCTGACTCCTGTTATTTCTCGCGGGATTCGTGATGCTGCTGTTGAGATTGTGAACGGCCTTGTTGATGCAGGCCCTGGCTGGAGTGGCGAATTTTCTCGTTCCTGGTATGTGGTCGCTCCAGGGGAAACGCCTCCGAGTGGCGGCAGGGGTGGGGATGGTATTTACGAATATACTTACAGAAACTTTCAGCTTAGAAAGTTTGAAAGAGCCCTGGATCGCGGGGGGCGTTCCATTAAGTTTGAAATAGTCAATACTGCTCCACATGCTGATATTGCGATTGACAAAGAAGAGGCGACCTTTTACCAGATTGGTCAGCCCTTGAAGCCTCAGATAGAGGGGGGGCCTCGGCCGGGAGATGAAAATGGTCAGCTAGAGCATTTGCGCTACCAGATTGCCTACCTTGGCTACGGAGAGGAGGCCAGCTCTTCCATCACCGCCCCGCAAGACTGGTTCGAGACCTATGTTCAGTCCGTCATGCAAGGTGATCTTGCTCGGGGCTTTAGGTTTTCTCAGTCAGACAGAGTTAGGTTCTGATGCCAGATCAAATACTTAACGGCTTAACGGAATATCAGCGCATCAGAGCTGCTATTGAGGCGCCTCTGCTGACTGCTTTTAATTCTCAGGTTCCGCCCGTACCGGTCTACTTTGACAACATTACAGCAGTCCCGCCCGACCCCCCGAAGGAATACATTCGCGTTAACTTAACCTTTGGGCTGATGAATGAGTCAGGCATATCTCAAACAGTGAAAAACGCGAGAGGTGCTCTCATCGTTCGCTGTTTCGCTCCTCTTGGGGGCGGGCCTGCAAGATGCCAGGAGCTTATTGGCATTGCGGCAAAAGTTATTACTCAGCTTGGGGCGACAAAGAAGAACGTGGATCAAGTATTTGTAAGGACTGGGCCGATTACGGGGCCGGATTTCATCAGGGAAAGAGCGGAATCAATTGAACCATCTCTTTCGTCTTATTCGCCTCATTTTATGGGCAAGATCTCTGCTGGTTGGCAGGCCATGGTGCCCTGCTCTGAGTGATCGGCTACGGCTATTCTGAATGTAACCGGGCAGTGCCCGTACTGCTGTTCTGTGTAAAGCAATCATGACTTGCGACACTACGGTGCTTACCGGCACTTCCGGGGCTTTTTACTATAAGCCCGCCAACACTGAAGCCTGTCTTCTCGCCACCGCCTTTCCTGCCACTGGGGCCAACATCACTGTTGGCGTTTTTCTCGGCTTTCGAGTGAATGATCCGATCACTCTTAGCTATCCGGTGGGCGCAACTGTTACCAACGCAATTGCTGCTGGCAACTACTTCGTCAAAACTTACGATCCGACCACGGGCGTGATGACGATTAGCTCTACTGCCGGTGGCACCGCTGCAACTGCTACTGCTCAGCCTTCTGGTTTTGGAGCGGCGAAGGCGAAGATTGTTTACAATGGGTTCACTGTTGTTGGGCAAGTTCGTGATTGGAGCTTTGAAATCACTCGCTCCGAGATCGACGTGACCACTATTGGTCAGGGCACTGGGCAGTATGCACCGTTCCGCAAGTACGTCACTGGTTTTGCAGATGGCAGTGGCACCGCTACTATCTACACCACTGACGAAGAAGAGTCTATCTCCAACCGCATGATCGAGGACGTGATTCAGCGTCGTCAAACTGGTGCTGCGGTGAAGCTCTACATCGATCAGGTGTTCTCCGGCGGTACCCTCAATGATCCCCTGAGCCGCTCGATCCAGACCAAGATCGTTCTGACCTCTGCAAGCCTGAACGTCAACCCTGACGATGCCCAGTCCATCTCGATCAATTTCCGCCCCTCGGAGGCTCCTGTCTTCGATCTAGTGAAGTCCTGATCATCCTTTGCGATCATCCGGCCCCTCCTTCGGGAGGGGTTTTTCTTTGCCTGGGGCGGCTCGCTAGATTGAGTGTGTAGCAGCTGAACGGGTATGTCTGCGGGCGCTTTTCTGATTGGCAGGGGGCCAAATGGGGCAGATAAGCCTGTTGGCGTAACCGCTAGTGGCGAGATCAAGATTGATCAATTTAGCGCTTCCCCGCTCAGGGCTCCAGCGACAACGAGTATTGCGAGCAATGCAAGCAGCGTTCCGATTCTTGCTGCAAATACGGCAAGGAAGGGGGTTTCCATTAGTAATATCAGCACCTCAAAGCTTTATCTTAGCTTTTCAAATCCAGCAACTGTTGCAAACTGTTTTATTGAGATGCAGGCGGGTGAATTTAGGCTGTTTGATCAACAGTTAATTTTTGGCAACACTATTTATGGTATTTGGGCTAGCGCGAATGGTGCGGCTCAGGTTACAGAGTACGTTTGACTGACTGCTTAAAGTAGAGATGTCAATTCAACCCGCAAAATTCAATATACAGCTCCAGAGGCGATCAAATTTCAGCTATCTGGTTGAATTGCTTGACGAAGCGGATAACAATATTGATTTGACGGGGGCGAATATTTATTCTCAGATTTGGGATAAGACCAGGGCGAATAAGTTTGCAGACTTTACAATAGAATATGTCAGTCGAGTCCTCGGGCAGTTCCGCTGGACCCTGCCTGCGGCAAGTACCATAAGTCTCCCGTGTGAATGCTTTTATGATTTGCTTGTAGTCGATTCAAGTTCTCGTCCTTTCTATCTTCTTGAAGGCCTTGCCTTTGTTTCTCAGGGGTACAGCGCACCATGAGCCAGTCTGTTTCTATTTCAAGCGCCATTGGGCAGCCAAAGATCATTCTTCGAGTGCCTGGCATTGCTGGGCCGCCTGGCTCTGGCGGGTCGGGTGGTGTAACCGATGGCGACAAGGGGGATATAACGGTTTCGGCCAGTGGTTTGACTTGGACCATCGACCCTGACGCTGTTGGCAACACAAAACTGGCAAATATGGCCAGTGGAACAATCAAGGCTCGCATTGCCGCTGGCACTGGAGATCCACAGGACGCGACGGCTCCTGAGATTAGAACTCTGCTCAACGTGGAGGATGGGGCGCAAGTAAATGTAGGCACTGATTTAAGTTACACAGCAAGCTCTCGATTGCTGTCTAGTAGCACGGGAGCAGACGCAACACTGCCCGAAGCGACCACATCGCTTCCTGGCCTGCAAAGTGCTGCTGACAAAACCAAGCTTGATGGAATTGCTGCGGGGGCACAAGTCAACGTTCCCACCGATTTATCTTATACCGCTTCTACGCGACTGCTCGAATCAAGCACGGGCACAGACGTAACCCTGCCGGAGGCGACGACAGCCGTTGCTGGCCTGATGAGTGGGGCGGACAAGACAAAACTAAATGGTGTCGAGGCTGGCGCTCAGGTAAACGTAGCTACCGATCTTAGCTATACGGCCAGCACAAGGCTTCTTTCAAGTAGCACGGGCGCGGATGTAAACTTGCCTGAGGCAACTGCGACTGTTCCGGGTCTTCAAAGTGCTGCCGACAAGACCAAGCTCGACGGCATCGAGGCCGGCGCCCAGGCAAATGTGGGCACAGATCTGAGCTACACCGCCTCCAGCAGGCTGCTTGCCAGCAGCACAGGGGCGGATGTGACGCTGCCTGAAGCCACTACCACTCTGGCGGGCCTGCAAAGCGCAGCGGATAAGACACGAATCGATCAGCTGGGCGCCGACGATTCCCCCTCCTTCACCGGCCTCACGATCACCGGCACCGCGCCGGTCGTCATCCCACACATCCACGGCAGCATCGCCGGTGATTTTTACGTCCACGTCCGCAACACCAGCGGCGCCCCCTTGGCGGCTGGCACAGCGGTTTACGCCACGGGCTCAGTCGGCGACACCGACCGCATCACCGTATCCGCCTGCGACCCGAGCAACGCGGCGACCATGCCGGCAATCGGGATCCTGCAGACCACCTTGGCCCAAAACGGCGATGGTGACGCCGTCGTTCTGGGCGAGCTGCGACCGTTCAATACCGGCGGCTATCAAATCAGGGACCGGCTCTATGTCGGCGCTGGCGGCGCCATGGTGGCCACACCCCCGGCCAGCGGATTGGTGCAGGCCGTAAGCAGCGTGGCACGGGTGAACAGCAACACCGGCACCATCCTGGTAAACATCGGCGCGGCGATGGCGCGGGTGGGGTTCACCGGGGCCTATGTGGACCTGAGCGGGTTGCCGTCGATCCCCGCCCCCGCCGACGCAGCTCCCGCCGCCCTGGCGGCCACTGCAGCCATCGGCAGCAGCGCGGACTACGCCAGGGAGGATCACGCCCACCAGCGCGATTCCGATGTAATCGTGATTCCTGTTGGCGACGAGACCACCGCGCTCACCACCGGCACCAACCGGGTGAGATTCAGGATGCCCTTTGCGGCCACGCTGCTGGCGGTGCGGGCCAATGTGAACACAGCACCGACCGGCTCGACGCTGATCGTGGACGTAAACGAGGCGGGCACCAGCGTGCTTGGGACGAAGCTCTCAATCGACGCCAGCGAGTTCAGTAGCACCACCGCAGCGAGCGCCGCAACGATCACGGATTCCAGCCTGGCGGATGACGCCGAGATCAGCATCGACATTGACCAGATCGGTAGCACGGTGGCGGGCGCGGGCCTGAAGGTTTCGCTGTTCGTGCGGAGGGCATGATGCGAAACCTCGTTCTCTACGACAGCGAGACCGCCCAGATCCGGGACTATCCGAGGGTTGATGACGACCCAGTGCAGGGCCTCGACCCCCGCTACGCGGCGCTCCGCGTGGTGCGCGAACCAGCCCCCGAGATCGGCCCCGGCCAGCAGGCCAGCCAGACCCGCACGGTGGACCTAGAGGCCGGCGAATGGCGCTGGGGCTGGAGCGTGCAGGATCTGCCGGTACCGGCGCCGCCTGCTGATTGGCGGACGTTCAAGCGCACCCTGCTGGGCCATCCGGCGATCAATGCCCTGCTGGGCGGCGGCGTGAGCACGGCCCCCGCTGCAGCGCTCAGCCTGCCCGCCACCCTGCTGGCTGCCGCTGGCGGCGGGGATGTGGACGATTTCCGGGCGGCCTGGCTGGGCCTACGCCGGCTGGGGCTGGTGTCCGCCGAGCTGCTGCAGGAGGTTCGCGGGCTGGCGATTGCCCTCCACCTGCCCGATGGATTCGTGGCGGCACTGGGCGGCTCCCTGCGGCCTGCCGCCGCAAGCGTGGGTCAGGAGTGGGTGGACGCCGCCGGCGATCTGTGGGTGGTGACACAATCCCGTGGCGAGGGCGGGCAGTTCCTGCCGGATGATCCCGCGACCCCTGAACGGGAATCGCTGATCTGGGAGAGGGTGGGCTGATGGCGATTATCTGGGTTGGAACGGGGAGGTTTAGCGCCTACATCAGCCCTGTTCAGGATTACATCGACCGGGTGGTGGCTGCTGATGTAGCAGCGGGCAACACGCTGGGCCTGGAGGTTGGCGTGCGCAATGCTTACGACGTGTTCATTCGGGACTCGATTAACGTTGGCGACCTGGGCACCAGCGGCGGCGTGTTGAGCCAGGCCAACAGCATCATCAAGGCCAGTTGCATCATGGCCGGTGCCCGCACACTGGCCGGTGCGCTGGTGCCGTTGGTGGGTGCGGCGCCGACGAACTTTAATTTTGTGGCTGGCGACTACGACCGGAAGACGGGGCTAACTGGAAGCGCAATAAATAATACCAAATACTTAAACGCTAACAGAAATAACGACGCTGAAGCCTCGCAGAACAGTAAACATTATAGCTTATATGTCTCAAGTTTCCCCATTATTCCTGATGGCGCTACACAATCTTGTCCGTTGATTGCAGCATTTGGAACCACTGGCGGAGCTTCTTATAGCCAGATAGTCGTGAGTGCATCAAGCGCCAATCAACTTCCCAACCAGATTCTGGTTCGGTCTAACTCTACCAGCACTTCGAGTCAATCTATAACTCCAGCAACGGGTTTTATCGGCACCAGCAGGGCTTCAAGTAGCACTGTAACCCTAAGAAATAACAACACAAACACAAGTATCTCTCAGGCATCTGCTGCACCAGCCAGTGAATCTACGCTCCTATTCCAAAGGAGCTTAAACCCGGGAGCGCTTACGGCAGGCCGCCTAGCCTTCTACTCCATCGGCGAATCCCTAGACCTCGCCCTCCTCGACGCCCGCGTGACCGCTCTGATCAACGCCATCGCGGCTGCTATCCCATGACCACCACCAAACGCGAGCAAATCCTCGCCCAAGTCGCCACCACCCTGGCGGCCATCAGCGGCGTGAGCGGGCGGGTGTATCGGAGCTGGACTGAACCATGACCACTCCCAGCCTCCGC